GCAAGCATTCCAGGAATAGCAGTAACAGCACCGATACCGGCACGGGTAGCTAGGCCTGCACCACGAGCGAGGCTTTCGCCTGCTGTGCGTTGCTTAGGAAAATTAGCCTGTGCGTAAGCCAATACTTCTTCTTGAGTAGCGCCTTCAGGGGCAGTAATTTCGTATTCTTTTCCGTCAGGAGCAGTCACAATGTAAGTAGGCATTTTAATTCCTTATTGCTTTGGCCTGATAGACCACTGACCAGTAGACGAGGGCTTAGACTCTTTTTTAGTATCTGCTTCGTTGTCTTCCGGAGGAATCTCACCACGAGTAGTGGCAAGCCATCGGGTGTAGTGCTTTTTAACCGTATTTAAGTTGCGTCGCAACTGATCCGGAGACTGGCCTATATCAAGATTAGAAATAGCGGCTTGCAAGAAGTTCAATTCTTGAACAGCAACCTGACCCAAGGCACCGCCTGTTGGGGAAGCTTGCCGCATGTCAGCTAATTCCTTGAAACCAATGTTGGCCTTGATTGTCTCAATGTTTCTAGCAACGTCATAGGCATCAGAGCCAGCAACAAAGGACAATGCCTTCCCTGCTAAGCCAGCAGTATTGATTCCACTAATCTTTGGCAATACATTATTAATGATTCCAAGAACATTCTGAGCCTTAGCTTCTTCGGCGGCTTGCGCGGTTTTCTTCTTGTCTTCTAATTCATCTACTTTCTTTTTTGCTGCATCGACTCTAGCTTGTAACGCTTCCCGTTGCAGGGCAGTTAATGCACTATTTTGCTGCGCCATGAGCATACGAAGTTCTTTCTGAGCATCGATACGCTGTTGTTGCATACGCTCTTCAAAAGCACGTTTTTCTGCGTCAGCTTCCTTCTTTGCATCTGCCGCAAGTTTCGCCGCATTCTTCTTTTCGATTGCAGCCACTAATTTGTCAGGATCGCCAAACTTAATCATCACATTGCGTACATCGTCATCAGAGGGATTAGGTGGCAGTTTTGCCAACTCTTCCTGAAGACGAACTTCTCGTACATTCTTCGCTTCTTCACGCACAGCCTGTTGGCGCACAAGGGAAGTCTTTGCTTCCATCTGGGCCATTTGCTGAGCTTGCATCGCAGCATCTCGTGCAACTTGAGAATTAATAGAACTAGCAGCATTAGCAAACTGTCTCAGCCCTTCAGCGGTGTTCGTGTCAAACTGACTAGCCAACTGACGCAATTGCGAAGCCTGCTCAAGCATCGGATCACGGGCACCCAAGGCACGACCAATGCCGGTGATGCCTTGATAGATACCGGCAGCCAGTTGAGTCTGAGGATTCATACTGGCAAACTGCAAGGCACGCTGTCGATCAACTTCAGCCTGTGCTTGCTCGGGGCTAAGACCTTGGTTCAGTAAACCAAGAAAAGGATTACTCATCATTCCATCAGCCATTATTAACCTCCGAACAGTTTGCCGATTAACTTAGCAACCGGATCAGCAAGGACATTGCCAATATTTTGAACACCGCCGATAACAGCAGCATTCCGTTGAGCATCCGTCAGAGCAGCGGCGCCTTGACTGTTGAGCAAAGCCTGGGCAGCAGCCACATTACCGGCACCCAACTGAGCACCAGTTAGCAGCGGCTGCATACCGGCTTGTTCAACACCCGTCGCCTGCTGGAAGCCAGTGCTGAACGGGGCCAGAGAAGCCTGCTGAGCACCGTAGCCACCCTGCTGGAGATTCAGAGCACCGCCAAGCAAGCCTTGACCAAACTGAACCTGTTGCTGACCGGCTTGAGTAGCTTGAGCAGCCAACTGAGCGTTACGCTGCTGCTGTGCATTGTAGAAGGCTTCCATAGCCGGGTTAGCAGCACGAAGACCGGGAGCGCCCATCGGAGTAGCGCCAGTAGCGCCCATTGCAAGGCCACCAGTGCCACGACGGAACTGCTGTGTCTGCAACTGTGCCAGAGCACGCTCATCCTGCGGAGCCAACAGTTCTTGCTGTTGAGCCATAAACCGCTGAGCAGCAGCCTGCGGAGACTCGGCAACATACTGCTGTCCTAAGCCAAACAAGCCTTGGGCAGCTTGATTGACCTGCTGTTGCATATCCTGCTGCTGTTGTGCCTGTTGCAGTGCTCCGCCGGAGATGCCCAGCAGAGACTCACGCATGGCAGCCACATCAGGAGCCACTTGGAAGCCAGCACCAATCAGACGACCATCAGGGCCGTACTGGAAGCCAGAGCGACCAAAGCGAGTGGTTACGCCTACGGGACGGAACTGGGCCTGTGCTGCAGCGGCCTGACCAGCCTGTTGCTGTGCGCTTGACAACTGATTCAGGCCGTATGTGTTGCCGATGGTTGTAAACAGGCCGCCGAGCAGCTTATTGTAATCAATACCAGCAGCAGGAGCGCCGCCAGCAGCAGTGAAGCCAGTCTGCATTGCAGATGGAACACTACCTAACTGATTGCCACCAAGCAAAGAGAAACTAGTAGCCATTAGTAGGTGCCTCCATCAATGGTACCAGAGAACGTACCAGACAATGTTAGATTAGCCATCGTTGTGGTTCCAGTGTGCGATCCGTTGTTAGAATCAGGCTTCGATGAGACGGCAGAAGCAATGTTGTTATACTCTGTATCAATCTCCGTGCCCTTGATGATCTTTGAAGGATTGCCCGAAACGAGGCCATCCTTAACAGCAAAATTAGTCGTTTTAGTATAATTAGCCATTGTTACCTCGTTTTACCAACCTTAGTGAACACATCAATTTTCTGAATTGATATAGAATTTGCATTGACATTAACTTCAAATCCAAGTTGGATTACTCGACCAGTTCCACCGATCTGTACAGTTTCACTGGAGAACTGCGAACTTACTCCGCCATACGCAGCAATGTTGTATTCGGCAATGTTGTATTCAGCGACATCTACAGCAGGTATCGAAAACTGTCGGCTGTTATAGATGCTTGAATAATCAAATCCAAACTTTAGTGAAACTGTGTAGCCAGATCCTCCGACAGTCGTGACACCAATCTTTTTAATAATCTTTGTTGCCGTGGGCGACCCAAAGTCAAAGTAATTGGTATAGTACCGAAGTGCGTAGGTTTGTCCGTTATCTAAGAAGCCGTCGTATTTACCGACATAGCTTGTAAGTCCAAACAACAGGTCTTTATTCTGTTTGTACAGGAAACACGAAGGAAGCAGTCTATCCCAAGTAGTTGCTCTTGCTGCTCCGTTAGGCAGCATTATCCGAAGGTCAAAGCAGTATAGGAAACCATAAGTTGGGAAAACCAGAAGATAGAAACCTTCCTTGTCGGAGTATGTTGCCTTGATGTTAGAGACAGTCTCTTGTGAAATAGCCAGCAGCAGATCATCTCGGACATTTGCACTCAGATCACGGATCGGAGAAGACTTCTCTTGGATCACTCGCTGCAGTGACTTAACACCGCTATCGGACAGGAAGACCACATCAGTGCCAGTTGGAACAATGCTGTCCCTAGCCACACAGCCAACACCTGTGATAGCATCTTGTAGCGTTAAGCCAGCAGGGTCTTGTGCGTTGGCATAGATAAGAATCTGACGCCTGCCAAAGATGATGAGGAAGCCGTTGTGAGAAGCAAGACCTATAATCTCATCTGCACCAGCAGGCCATATTTCTGAAATATCCAGCGTTCCAGCAGTGCCTGTTGATAGTACAAACCCACTAAGCAGATCAGAGAACTGAACCGTTGTTTTATTCGCTGTACTGTTGGCAGACCATGTACGACCATATGCACTGATTACGCAGTTATTTTGAGTGACAGTACCGACATATCCGGTCTTCTCAGACACCCTGCGGTATGTCGTGGTAGACACAGCAGGGTCAAAGATCAGAGGATCGTGTCCAGACTGATAAATATACAGAATGCCGTTCAGAGCAGCCATCTGCCAGTCATTGCCCGTGATCGTAGGAGCAGTACCGCCACCACCGTAGGTCAATGTCGTCAGCGTTCCGCCGTTAAGCCTGAACAGCTTGTTGTTACCGGCAGCAATCGTGTAGGAAGTTCCGTTAGAGGCAATCAGTTCACCGAGAGCCTTGATAGGGTTCGATCCAAGATCAGCGTTAGTCGTGTGCGTAGCAGTCCAACCCTTACGAGCACCAATACGACCAAACTTGTCAATCACACAGTTTGTAGCGACAGTAGCAAAGCCAGATTCAAGTGAAACCACCGAGTCCTGCGTGTTAAGCCCGTAGAAACCCGGAGCAGCGATAGAAGTGGTTAACAGCTTTGCGACCATTATACGCTCGTCCAGGTTACTTGCTCATCGTAGCGGTTAGCCTCAAGAGCAATAGCGTCTGCTAAGGCAAGACGATATTTCTGATACAATTCACTGAAAGACTGACCACCGTCTTCTCCTCGCTCAGCCACAGCGTTAGCGTATGCTAACATCTGAACTAAGTGAGGAGGAACTTTAACCAAGTCACTGTTAGTAGACAGGTCTTGTTGTGGAATGTTCAGATTGAAGCGTAATGAGTAGACCGCATCAGGCTGAGGCCAGACACGTACAACATTGTCATCGTTGCTTACACCGTCAAAGCAGTAGTAGATCGGAGCAGCATTCTGAACATCCGCCAGATAGTACTGAGTATCCAACCAATCAGGGGACACCTGATACATTGGGACATCTTCAGTCTCGTTCATCACCATGTCAACCTTGAACCGTTGACCAGAACCAGTCAAAGTGTAAGACTGTTGTCCTGAGACGGTAGGTACGACAATGGTTTGACTTAAAGCATTCCATGAGTAGGCATCTTCAATTTCACGCTTTGCGTCATTGACTAAGACACCAATCAAAGAACTGTAAGGAGTATCATTAATAGATGAAACTTCTGATTCCCTAAGTCTTATAAGAACATTGTTAACAAGTTGTAAATAAGTTGTTGCCATTAGTTTTCCTTGGTGTCTTTATAAGTAATCATTATAGACGATTGCCTTAGACCTGTCAATAGGTGTCTTCACTAGTGTTGTGCTTTTACGACAAATTGGAAGATCATAAATAATGTAGCTACAACAGCCCAAGCACCCATGCCCATGTTCACCCACCGTTCAACCTTACGATCTACTCTGGTAATGCTCTTATCAAGTTCTTCTGTCTTGTCTTCAAGGTCGTCAATACGAACACCTTGAGCAGTCTGACGCTCTTCAACGAGAATCAGACGAGTCACAGCATCGGTTAGTTTGTCTACTTTGCCTTCGATACGTTTCAAATCCTCATTGAAGCCAGCATCCATTTTACTTCTTGGCCTTCTTCTTGGACATCCCAGCCTCTGACAAGGCAATCGCTACAGCCTGCTTACGGCTCTTGACAACTGGGCCTTTCTTGCCACTATGTAAAGTACCTTCTTTGTACTCACGCATAACTTTCTCAACTTTATTAGGCTTCTTCATAACATACTCCTCGCAAGGTATTCATAAACATGGTAGCATAGAACAGATAAGAATAAAATACCTAACAGATAAAATCCATTGGTAATCATTTCTTTCTTACGCTGCTTTGCAACTTTAACGGCTTGTTCCCGTTGTCTTTTGATCTTAGTGCGTTCAGCCATCATTGACTGATACGCTTCTTGTCCGTATACACCTGCGATAAGAATGTAGAGTTCATACTCCATCTTCTTCAATCGCTCACGGTGCATTACGATGTCTAATGCTTCCTGCTCAATTGATCCTTTACCAAGAAATTTGCCTTTCTTGAGGTCTTGTTCTTTTTTGGCAGCACTTTCGTTGAAGGA